AAAACAAATCATTATGTTGGAGGTTGCTTATGAAGAAGGATTGTCTGCTGATAAAGTTAAAATAATAGCTAATCCTAAATTCAATAGTACAAAAATGCTTTCAATGATTATTGATTTTGTTATTGATAATGCTTCGATTGATGAAATTAAAAAGATATATAATTTATAAATTATAATGTTTATTAAGGAAAAAGTACAATACTTTTTCCTTTTTTTGTTTAAAAAATATTTTCTTTTGTTTATAAATATGTGAAAGTATAAAATTATAAATAAAAAGGAGAGGTAAAAATGCCTGTAATGGAAAATCAATTTATAGAAATTAAACCTTTGACATTGGCTTGTTATTATAAAAGTTTAGGTTATGTTTTTGAAAAATCGAGTGAAAAAATTACTATAAATGCTTTAGATTTACCACCCAAAAGCAATTTTAGAGTAAAATGTGTTTGTGATAAGTGTAATGTTGTTTTTGAAAGGCGAGTATCAAAAATAATAGATAGAAATAAAACTTTTTGTAAAAAACATAAATACGAACAATATAGAATAACAAATTTAGAAAAATATGGTGTAGAGAATACATCTCAACTTATAGAAACTCAACAAAAAAAGGAAAAAACGTGTTTAGAGAGATATAACGAAACACATCCTATGAAAGTTAAAAAAATACAAAAAAAAGCAGAAACAACTACTTTAAAAAGATATGGAGTAAAACATCCACTTCAAAATAAAAATATATTAGAAAAATATAGAGAAAAAATAATGAATAATTTGGTTGTGCCAGATTCAAAACAACAAGAACATATTGGAAAAATATTAAATGGAAAGATGAATGAAACATTAAAAGGTTATCATCCTGATATTGTTTTAAATAATAATTTAATTGTTGAATATGATGGTGGTGGACATTGGAATAGTGTTATCGCTTATCACGATTTAACAATGAAAGAGTTTTATAAAAAAAATAAAATTAGAGAAAATGTGTTTACTCATAATGGGTATAAAATAATTAGAATAATAGGCAGAGTAGGAATAAAAGATATTATTCCTTCTGATGAAATAATAAAAAATACTATAGGTAATATTGAAAATAATTTAAATAATAAAAATGGAAAAATTGCGAGATGGTATTTGTTTAATAATGTTATTATTTATGAATAAGAAATTTAAATAAAAAAGGAGAAAAGTAAAAATGTCAATGATAAAAAATCAGTTCGTAGAAGTTGTTCCTAATAATCTTGCTTGTTATTATAAAAAATTGGGGTATGATTTCAAAAAGAATAATGAAAAAATTACTATTAATGTTGTTGATTTACCTGTTACAAGTGGATGCAAGGTGAAATGTGTTTGTAATGAGTGTGGAGCTGAATTTTTAAGAATTAGGTCAATTATAAAAAATCCTGATGAAACTTTCTGTAAAGAACATAGATATGAAAAAACTAAAATTACTTGTAGAGAAAAATATGGAGTTGATAATGTGTCAGAATTACAAAGTATAAAAGATAAAAAGGAAAGTACAAGGATAAAAAACAAATTAAATATGGTTCATTAAATTTTAGAAAATAATTCTATTATTTATGAATAAAATACTTGACAAATAATGGAAAAGGGTGTATTATAAATTTATAAAATTTTAACATCAGGAGGAAACAAATTATGAAAACAGATGGTAAAGATTATGGTTCAAAATACGTACAGCCAAACAAAGAAATAAGAAGAAAAGTTGAAGTAAGTAATTTGAAAAGATATGGTTCAGCAAATCCTATTATATCAAAACAGGTGGTAGAAAAGAGTAAGAAAATAAACTTGGAAAGGTATGGTGGAAATATACTTTTCACTAGTAAAGAGATTAAAGAAAAACTTGTTAAAGAAAAAATAAAAAAATACATTTTTAAAAAATATGGTGTAGCGTTCCCTATACAAAATGAGGGTATTAGAAAAAGAATGAAACAAATCAATTTAAAAAGATTTGGTTGTCAAGAAATTTAAAAATAATAAAATTAAATATAAAAAAGTATAGTTGTTAATAATTATAATAATGTACTTTATTAAAGGAAGAAAATAAAGTTTTCTTCCTTTTTTTTGTTTAAAAATATTTCTTTTTTATTTATAAGTATGTGAAAATATAAAACTATAAATAAAGGAGAAATAAAAATGCCAGTTATAAGACCTCAGAAAATAAAAGTAAGACCATTAGGAAATGCTGAACATTATCGTAATAAAGGATATGTTTTTGAAAAAAATAACGAATTTGTTGAAGTTGATGTAGAAGACTTACATAAAAAATTTAGTAAAAAAGTAAAATGTATATGTGATGAAGAAAATTGTCACGTTGAGTTTTTAAGAAGTTTTAATAATATTAAAGATTTAAATTTAACATATTGTCGTAAATGTTCTCCTAAATACTCAATGATTGCATATTTTGAAAAAACTGGATATACACATCCAATGAGGAATCCAGAAGTAAAAGAAAAAGTTAAGCAAACTTGTTTAAAGAATAATGGAGTACCATATCCTGCTCAAAGTAAAGAAGTTAGAAAGAAATATGAACAAACCTGTATGGAAAAATATGGCTGTAAAAATGCTGCTCAAAATGAAAAGGTAAAAGAAAAACAGGCAAAAACAAATATTGAAAGGTATGGAACTATTTGTGCATTATCTAACAAAGAAATAGATAAAAAGGCAAGAGAAACTTGTTTAAAAAATAATGGTGTGTTATATCCATCACAAAATAAAGAAGTTGTAAAAAAGCAAAAAATTACAGTTATGAATAATTATGGCGTTGAAAATTACAATCAATTACCCGAAGTAAGAGAAAAACATAGACAAAATCTTATAAACCAATTTAAAAAGAAAAATAAAATTTCTACTTCAAAACCACAAATTCATTTATATAAATTGTTAAACGGAGAACATAATAAAGAAATAGCACAAAGTCTTGTTGTTGATATTATAGTAGATAGTTTTGCTATCGAATATGATGGTTCAGGTCATTGGTTAAGGATTGAATTAAATAAAGATTTTACTTTAGAAGAATTTAATAAGAAAGAAAAAGAAAGAGAAGAAATAATACTTAATAAAGGTTATAAACTTATTAGAATTATTAACCCTAAAAAAAGTAATAGAGATAAACTTCCATCTGATGAAATAATTGTTTCTACTATTGATGAAATAAAAAATAATATGAATGAAAATAATTTAAATATTGCTCGTTGGAATTTGAATGATAATTCTATTATCTATGAATAATTAAATAGTTTAAAAAGAAAATTTACTTTTGTGTTTAAAAATTGTATTTTTTCTTTTATATAATTATAAATTTGTATTTGAAAGGCGGTGAAATGATGAATACGACAGTTCAGTTGCCAAAGGAAATCGTAAATGAATATACTATCTTAGCTGTTAAGATGGGTATGCGTAGAGGCGATGTAATTAGATTGGCATTAAAGGAATTTTTAGATAAAAACAAGGATAATTAAATATCTTTGTATAAGTAAGTAGTAAAGGAGAGTGATACTGTTTGGCTAAAACAACAGACACCAAACACGAATTAGAAAAAGTTAATAAAGAACACGAATTAGTTAAAGAAGATGTTTATGATATTCAGAATAATAAAATCTTTGGTCAGGATGTAAGTTTTTTAATTGGTAATAAAATCATGCAAAGAACTGACCCAATTTATTATTGTGAGAATGTTTTAAGATGTCATTTACCTGAAAAGAAAAGGCATTTACACGAAAATCAAGTGGAACTTATTAGGGCGGTTTGTAATCCACATTATAGAAAAGTGGCTGCGTTAATGGCTAGACAGGCTGGTAAATGTTTTGAAGCAGATACTTTAATTATGATGGCAGATGGCACTTCTAAAAAAGTACAAGATATTAAAGTTGGTGATTATGTAATGTCACCACAAAGTACGCCTTCAGAAGTAATTGCTTTGGGTAGTGGTTATGAAGAAATGTATGAAATATGTACAGCAGAAAAGTATTATAAGAATTTTACTGTTAATGGTTCTCATATCTTAGCTGTAAAAGATAAAATGAATAAAATAAAGACCATTACTGTAAATGATTATTTGAAATTAACAAAAAATAGACAAGACGAATTAGTAGGTTATAGAGTTGCAGTAAATTTTGATGAAAAACCTATTACCATTAATCCATATCAGTTAGGTAATTTATTAGGAAATAATGAAAATAAATATCTTTCTATTTGTATAAATGAATGTTTATATAATAGTATGAATATTAGAAAAGAATTTCTTGCAGGACTAATTGAGGTAAAAGAAATAAAGAAGGAATCTACTTCATTAGAAATTTCTTTTTCTGATGAACAAGTAGCAAATGCAATTTTAAAGATTTTTCAATTTTGTGGCTTTAAATCTTTTTCATATTATGATGAAGAATTAAATACTTTTATTGTAAATGCTTATGGTGATTTTACAGATATACCTATAGGATTGAAAGAAAAACAATTTACAAATGTTCCTAATGATAATTATTTGGATTTTGAATTTACTGTTGAATCAAAAGGTGTGGGTAAATATTATGGTTTTGTGATAAAATCAGATGACCATTTATTTTTGTTAGATGATTGTACAGTAGTGCATAATACAGAATCAATATCTTCGTTAAAAGTAAGCGACATAATATAGTAATATATTTTGAAAATTTTGTGAACATATAAAAAGGTGTATATACAAAATATATACTAACGGTTTAGAAGTGAGTAATTACAATATAAGTAAGAGAGCCTAAGTCTTTTTTAAATTAAATCTTTAAAAGATATGGTAATACCGTGTTATATATTGAAAAATATGTAATGTAACGACTACCGAATTAAGTAGGGTAGGATTTATAAATAAATCCGAAGTGCAAGAATACTTAAAGTTAAGTATATGAGATAGTCTATCCCCCTAAATTAAATATTTTGAAAAAAAGGGTATAAAAGTTACTGGTTATTTGCTTGACAATTATCCACAAATGAGAGTTGGTATATTCACACCCCGTATACAACAATCAGAAGTAAATGTTGGCAGACTTGCCATATTTTACCAAATGAATGAAGAAAGATTAAATAACAAACTTGTTCGTTGTAACAAACAAAAGATAGAATTAAGTAATGGTTCTTATGTAATGGCAGTATCAGGTTCAGACCAATCTAATATCGAGGGTTTAACTGTTAGACCCATTTCTATAGCAATATAGAATTGAATAATTATTTTGAATTGCTAAAAAGTCCTAAAGCTAACTATACTACAACATAATTAGAAATGATAAGTGTGAATGTTACGAAAGTAGAAAAAAATAGTTAGATAAAATATGGTGAAATAAAAGTTGATATATAGTTTTATATATTAGTCCTAAGTTTTAAAATAAAATTTTTATTAAAATGGATAATTAGCTTCTCATAATCTAAGTATAAATATTTTATATATGATGAAAGTTCAACGACTATCCTTTAATAGGAGTAGATTGTAAGTACAATTGAAGTGAAATATTATTTAATGTCTAATTAAATAAATAACATAGTCTGTATAGTAATGAAAGTTATTTATAATGTAACGAATTATAATATATAAAATAGTAACATTTGATGTAATCGTATTAGATGAGGTAGCCATAAGGCTTACGCCTCCTATTAAGAAGCAATTTTTAATAGAAAAATTCTTTAATTGCTGAAAGTCCTTAAAGCTAATTACACCTTATAAAAGGTCACGAAAGTAGAAATAAATAATTAGATAATATATGATGATAGTAAGTCTAAGTATTGAAAGAATAGGTAATCAGCAACTAAACATTATATAAAAATATAATGGAAGTTCAACGACTATTCCGAAAGGAAGTAGGATATAAGTATATCCGAAGTGAGAAAATGCTTAATATTTAAGTAGATGAGATAGTCTGTGCAATAATGAAAATTATTGATTTTTATAAATATTGTTATATAACGAATAATAATTAACAAAACAACGCAGAAAATTTCTGATTATACGTGGAGTAGCCAAAAGGCAATCACTCCCTATTAAGAAGTAATTCTTAATAGAAAATTCTTTTAATTGCTGAAAGTTTCTAAAGCTAATTATACCTTTTATAAAAAGGTCACGAAAGTAGAAACAAATAATTAGATGATATATGATGATAGTAAATCTAAGTATTATAAGAATAGTAATTCTTAAAATGGATAATCAGCAGTAAAGTATATAATTTTTATATACATATTCAACGACTATGCAGAAATGCAGTAAGATATAATTTATATCTGAAATGGAGAAATACTTAAAGTTTAAGTATATGAGATAGTCTATACAATAATGAAAATTATTGAAAAAATTAGTGAACGTATCATGCCAATGGGTTTTATAGCGAAGCTCCTATTAGAAAGTAATTTTTAATAGAAAATTTTTTGAATTGCTGGAAACTCCTAATTTATATAAAGGACAATCAGCAGCTAATATATGTTTTTATGAACATATCAAGTTCAACGACTATCCTGTAAAGGAGTAGGTTAAAAATATAACCGAAGTGAAAGATAACTAAATGATTTAGTTAAAGATATAGTCTATGTATATTAGTAATAATATATTTTTCAGGGTGCTTGTGTCACAGGAGATAGTTTAATAACTCTTGTTGACGGTACACAAAGAACCATTAAAGATATTGTAGAAAAACAAGATGTAACTCAGTTACCTTGTATTGATGTTGAGAATGAATGTGTTACAATAGGTAATGTTACACAGTTTTGTGATGTAGGTTTTAAACCTACTATAAAATTATCTTTGAATACAGGAAAAACAATTGAGGGAACTTATGAACATCCTGTTTTGATATATAGAGATAAAAAAATACAATGGGAAAGATTAGATAGAATACAAATTGAAGATAAGATATGTACTCCAAATAAAGTAAGTCAAACTGATGATGTAAATATTTTAAATAATATTTATAATGATGATATTTATTTAGAGAAAGTTGTTAATATTGAATATGGCAAAAATAATGTTTATGATTTAACAGTGGAGAAATACCATAGTTTTATTGCTAATAATATTTTTGTTCATAATACTAATGCTAAGATGGTTAAAATTGGGACACCAAAGACAAGAAATCATTTTTATCAATCATTTCAAATTGACCCTGATAATGAAAAAAACAATTGGAAATGTGTAAAGAGAGATTGGACACAATGTCCTCAGTTGTGGGCTTTGGACTCTACAATGTTACCAGACCCACAGACAGGTATTATAAGACCATATAGTACTTACGTTCTTTCTCTTATGCCTAAAGCATTAAAACAAGAAATGTTTCCTAATAACCCTGAAATGTGGTTCGAAGGAGTAGCCAAAAAGGCTATGCTCCCTATTAAGAAGTAATTCTTAGTAGAAAAATTCTTTTAATTGCTGAAAAATCTTAAAGCTAATTATACTATTAAAGTATTTAATAGTTGTGAAAACAGAAATAAATAATTAGATAATATATGGTGACAGTAAGCCTAAGTATTATAAGAAATAATAATTTTTAACAATAGATAATCAGCAGTAAAGTATATAATTTATTTATATACATATTCAACGACTATGCTTTTTAAGCAGTAAGATATAAGTATATCTGAAATAGAGAAATGCTTAATATATTTAAGTATATGAGATAGTCTGTACAATGATGAAAGTTATTGATTTTTATAAATATTGTTACATAACGAATAATAATTAACACAATAGAAATGTCAATAGAAGATTTTAAAACGCAGTATATGCTCGAATTTATTGATGGTTTAAATATTTTTAGACCCATTTTTGTAGTAATATAAAAATGAAAAAATTTTTTAATTGCTGAAAAATCTTAAAGCTAATTATACCTTACAAAAGGTTACGAAAGTAAAAATAAATAATTGGATAATATATGGTGATAGTAAACCTAAGTATTAAAATGATGAATTTTAACAATAGATAATCAGCAGCAAAATATATAAATAAAAAATTGTTTATATGTATGTTCAACGACTATGCCTGAAAGGCAGTAGGATAAAAGTTTATCTGAAATGGAAGAGTACTTAATTTGTTTAAGTAGATGATATAGTCTGTGCAATAATGAAAATTATTGATTTAAAAAATATTATTATATAACGAATAATAATTAACGAAAACAGTAGGAAAATTCTTCGGTCTTGATGATATAAATAGATTAAGGTCAGGACAATTTGAATGGTTAGAATGTGGTGATATGGGTGAAGAATACTACGCAGGAATCGACTTTGCAGGTTCAGGTTCAGCAACAGCCGACTTCACACATATAACCGTTATAAGAAAAACATCAACAGGTGTAAAGCAAAAAGTGTTTGCAAAGGAAATGCAAGGAGTAGCCAAAAGGCTGTACTCCCTATTAAGAAGTAATTCTTAATAGAAAATTCTTTTAATTACTGAAAGTTCCTAAAGCCAATTATACCTTATAAAAAGGTTGCGAAAGCAGAAATAAATAATTGGATAATATATGATGATAGTAAATCTAAGTATTATAAGAATAGTAATTCTTAAAATGGATAATCAGCAGTAAAGTATGTAATTTATTTACATATATATTCAACGACTATGCTTTTAAGCAGTAGATTACAAGTGTAATTGAAATGGAGAAACACTTATTTAAAGTGTATGATATAGTCTGTACAATAATGAAAGTTATTGATTTTTATGAATGTTATTATATAACGAATAATAATTAACAAGACAGTACCTTATCCTGAACAAATGCGTATTATAGCTAATTTGTTGTCAGGATATAATGCAAAATTCCATTGTAGACGTATTTTTGCCGACTATACAGGAGTAGCTAAAAAGCCAAACTCCCTATCAAGAAGCAATTTTTGATAGAAAAATTCTTTTAATTACTGAAAGTTCCTAAAGCTAATTATACCTGATAAAAAAGGTTACGAAAGTAGAAATAAATAATTGGATAATATATGATGATAGTAAGTCTAAGTATTATAAGAAATAATAATTTCTAATAATGGATAATCAGTAGTAAAGTATATAAAATTTTTATATACATATTCAACGACTATTCCGAAAGGAAGTAAGATATAAGTATATCTGAAATGGAGAAATATTTAATTTATTTAAGTATATGAGATAGTCTGTACAATAATGAAAATTATTGATTTTTATAAATGTTATTATACAACGAATAATAATTAACACAATAGTTGGTAGACCTGTTGTTGATTCTTTAATTTATGACTATGGAATGAGTAATCTAACAGGCATTACATTTAATAGTAAAGATACAATTACTCATTCAGGAATGAATTATAAAAATATAATGTTTGCTCAAATAAGAAAAGATGTTGAAAACGGAAGATTTCAATATCCTTGTAAGGAAATGTTCTTAAAATCAGCTGGTACAGAGTTAAATCCTTTTTACCATAAAATGATTGGAGTAGCCAAAGGCTATACTCCCTATTAAGTAGTAATTCTTAATAGAAAATTCTTTTAATTACTGAAAGTTCCTAAAGCTAATTATACTATTAAATATTTTAATAGTTGTGAAAACAGAAATAAATAATTAGATAATATATGATGATAGTAAGTCTAAGTATTATGGAAAATAATAATTTTCTAACAATGGATAATCAGTAGTAAAGTATACAAGTTTGTATATATATTCAACGACTATGCAGAAATGCAGTAGATTGTAAATACAATCGAAGTGGAGAAATACTTATTTTAAGTATATGAGATAGTCTGTGCAATAGCGAAAGTTATTGATTTTTATAAATATTATTATGTAATGAATAATAATTAACATAACAGAATGGGCTGACCTCGAACAAGAACAAAGATTAACAGTAAATAAAATTATTCAAGCTCCACCAGGTGGACACGATGACTGTGTAATGGCAGATATATTAGCAAATTTTGCTTCAATAGCAGGAAACACTAATAGGATGCCAAGAGCAGCAAGTGGTAATTTTAATAGATTAAGATAAAATAAAAGAGAGGATTTAATTTCCTCTCTTTTTCATTGTAATTTTAATAATAACATATAACTTTTTATTGTTTTTTGATAATTCTCCAAGATTTTATCATATTTGTTATTTTTGTTTTCTGTTAATCTTCTAAATGTTTGCATATCCTTTTCGTAGTAAATACTTTCTAAAAATTTTAATTGATTTTTTTCATTCATAAACTCAAAAACCCCTATTTTATAATTTACGAAGTCGGTTGTATAAGTTTTTACTGAATATGTAATTTGATTATCGAAATTATCAAAAAATTGTTTTTTATCTTTTGTCTTGTTATATAGTTCAATAAAAAATCCTATTTTATGCGTTGTTTTTTGTCCTTTACAAAAGAATATATGATGAGATTTTCTTAGTATTTTGTTTATTTCTTTTACTTCATATTGATTGTATAACTTTTGAACAACATCCTCATTTATTTTTAAAACATTTTTTAGGACATAATAATATATTACAGAAGTTTTAAATTTATCGGCATAATCTTTAATATAATATCTGGGAACTTTGCTGTTTAACATTCTCTTAATTATAAAATTCTCGTCCAATAAATCATCACATATTCGATTTATTTCCAATAATAAACTAGGTCGTAAATCATACTTATGCTTTAGTAAAAAATATTTTAAAATTCTTTTGTCTGTTCTTTTTATACCTGTTAATAATCCATCTAAATTGACATTTATTGTTAATAGTAAATTAACTGTTTCTTCTGAATGAGTTACAAATAATTCTATCTTATTTTCTTTATATTTTTTGTCAGAGTATAATAACCCAAAAAATCTATTTTCGTCTATAATTCATCAATCCTTTATAATATTATTCACCTTATTATATATGAATTGATGAATTTTTATATATAAAAAATATTAATTTTCTTGATTTGTGTTGACCATTACTTCTGTGACTATATTGTGTAATGTCTTTATATTTTTATAATCCATAACTGCTTTTATCGTATTAAATAAACTTAGATAAAAAAGTCCTATTGTAAATGTTGATATGGTATAAAAAATCTTTTTATTTATAATGATGTTAGATACACAAATAAATTTGAGTATAATTATTAAAGCCCCAAAATAGAATTTTTGAACATACAATTCTGTATCTTTGTTTTCTAAGAAACAAAAAATCAAATATTTTAAATAGTTGTTTAATAATACTAATTTGCATTTTGATAAAAAATCAAACATTTTACCATCGTAAAATAAATCGCAAACTTTTTTCTTTATTAAAGTTATTTTTACATCTATAATATTTATAATAATCCAAATTGCCAATACTACTAGTATAAAATTTTCTCCTGATTTCAAAAAATAGTTATAAAAATTAAAATGTATTGATAATACAAAAAATATAATCATTATTATTGTAGTAGTAAATAATTTAAAATTGTTTCTCATTATTCCTCTCCTTTGAATTAAAAAGATTACAACCTGAAAGTTTTATTGCAAAGAAATCGTTACGTATTTTTTTGTTTTTTATTTGTTTAGATTTTTGTGTTGCAATTTTTAATATAAAATCGTTTTGACCATCGTTAATTAAAGTTTTTATAAAAGTATTTTGGTTTTCTTCTGTTAGACAATCAAAAAATTCAGTAAATACTTTATAATATAATTGCTTTTTATACGTATTGTTTTGATTTATTTTATTTATGAAATAAGAAACAAAGTTATAATTTTCTTTTGAAGCCAAACATTTTGAGGTATTATCGTAATAAAACACAAATGTTTCTAATAACCCACAAAGAAAAATATCATTGTTTATTTTTCCATTATCAATAATAAAAGAAAAAAAGCAAGATGCTAAAACATAATCTTTTATAATAAAATTTATTTTCTCGTATTCATAGTCAGAAAATTCTTCTTTTAAATAAAATTTATCAATAACTTTTTTAAGAAAAGATACTAATTTTAGTTCTTCGTTCATATAATTTAATAAAAAAATAAAATCAACTATTTCTTTAGAGCAAAAAACAAAAAAAATAAAATCTTCCTTAGTCATAGATAAAAATAATTCTTCTAAATCAATATCTGCCACTACAAAAGGTAATATATTTAGTAAAGTTCTCTTGTCGGCAGTTTTCAAAAATTTTTTTACCGTTTTATTATTTTTAAGAAGCATAGAACGAAAAAATTCTAAATCTGTAACAACTTTGTTGTTTAAATTAGGGGCGAATATTTTTTTTAGTTCTTGCATTATTTTATTGTTTTCTTTCAACTTAGAAACTCCTTTCTTATAAAATTATTATACTATAATTTTTACAATTTGTCAACACATATAGAAAAAATGGTTATATTTATTTTTTTATTAAAAAAGTAATTTAACAAAAGATTAGAATATTTATATATTTAAATGGAGGAAATAAAAAATGGTAAGCAAAAAAATAGTTAATGGTATTCAGGTAAAGACAGAATTGAACAAAAATGATAAATTAGTATCAGTATGTTACAAAGTAAACGTTGGTTCACATAATGAAACAGAGGATATTTTAGGTATTGCTCATTTAGTGGAGCATTTAGTTTTCAAGGGTACTGATAAACACAATTCAGAAGAAATAAATCAATATATAGAGAGTTTAGGTGGTTATGTAAATGCTTTTACAAGCTTTGAAGAAACTCAATTTTATTGTACTTTACCAAGTGAGTTTTGGAAAGAAGCCATTGATTTTATAAATGATTTAGTATTTTTCAATACGATACCAGAAGAAGAATTTGAATTAGAAAAAGGTGTAGTATTGAATGAGTTAAGAATGTATAGTGATGACCCTGTATCAGTATGTCAGGATAATTTGTTTAAAATTATATTCCACGAGGATATAACCAAACAATTGGTAGGTGGTACTGTTGATACAGTATCAAAGATAACAAGAGAAGATGTTATTAATTTTATTGATGAGAATTATATCAATAAAAATATTGACATAATTATTACAGGTAATATTGAAGGAACAGAAGAAGATTTATATAGTTATATTGAAGAAGTAACACCAGAAACAGATAGTGATTTAAGAAAAAAAGATAAAAGTTATGATTTCAATATGGAAGACCAAGAAATAGAAGTAGAAAAGAGTGATATTTCTCAATCTATATTATGTTGGGCATTAATTGGTCCTTCTTATAAGAGTGAAGATTATATTCCATTTTATTTAGCTGTAAATGCTTTAGGTGGAAATGCAAGCAGCGTTTTATATACTAACGTAAGAGAAAAATTAGGTTTAGTATATACAATAAACTTTAGAATGGAAGAATTTACAGAATATACAATTGCTAATGGACATACTTCATTACAGAAAGAAAATATTGAAAAAGTAATGGATATTATAGAAAAAGAAACTAAGAACTTAAAGATTGATGAAAAGACCTTAGAAAGCAATAAAAACTTTTTGATAGGAGATTTGCTTATGGGCTTAGAAAAGACAATAGATAGAAACTGTTTTATAGCAGGATTTGATTGTGAATATGAGGAAATGATAGAGAAGATTAAAAAGGTAACAATTCAAGACATGGAGCGAGTAATAACGAAATACTTTAATAGTGATATTTATTACAGCTTGGTAGTCGCAAAGTAAGACAATCTATATAAGATTGCAAATTTACCCTGAATTTTTTTAATGGAAAAGAAAGTTGTATTTAAAAAAAAGGAAGGATAAATTTAGATGAGTAATTTCAGTAGTGATAGTAATGAAGATTTTAGCTTTGAAAGTGGTGTAAATATTCCCTTTGAGAAAGACTATGAAAATATAAAAACAAATCCAAATGTAGTATATGAGAAGTATTATGATAAGGTAATGAAGTTAATAAATAGTTTGTCTTATTGGAAGAATTTTGATAAAGATGAATTAATTCAACAATCTTATATTTATTTTTTAGAGTTTTGTGAATCTTATGACCCTTATTATAATGGCAATTTTATTCCATTTGATAAATATGTGTTTAAGAATTTAATTATAAAATTAAGGTCACATATACAAAGATTTTATGTATATAAAAAGAGAGAGCAGCCAACAGAGTTTTCTGAATATAATACTGGTTCATTAACTAGAAATGATATATTGATTTCAGAAGATAAAATATTTATTGAATATTTATATTCGCATATAAATGAAAGACAGAAAGAAATATTAGATTTATCTACGCAAGGGTTTAAACAACAGGAAATTGGTAAGATGTTAAAAATCTCACAAAGTAGAGTTTCTGTGATTAGAAGAAAAACTTTAGAGTTATTAAAAGAAATTGTAGATAAAGATAAATTGGAATTAGAACTTAAAGAATTTGAAGCAAATAAGGGCAATCAATAAAAGATTGCCTTTTTGTTTGTCATTAATTATTATAATTGTAATTATTTTACCTTATTCTTTTATATGAGAAAAATCAATATCCTTATTTTTTTATATATAATATTTATTAAAAAAATAAAGAATTAAGGGTAAGGAGGGTAAGCTTGATATGGTTATAAATAAAATCAATGATTTTAACTGTTTTGATGAAAATGAATTTTTAAAGTTAGAAACTGTTTTAAATAGAAAAAAAGAAGCTACATATAAAACTAAGAAAGAAGCACAATTGCACAAGAATCTTTCTAAGAATACTTATGTAGAAGAAAATGTAAACGGATATTCTGTAAAGACATTAGATAAAATCGCTTTTAATGAAGCTTTAAATAGCGGTTTATTTAAGAAAGTTGCTTGGGGCGAATATTTATATAGCAGTTTTACAGGCAGAAATGATACATTCCCTGAAAAATATGATTTTGACGATGGTTCAATTTGGAAAGTTGAAAAGGACGAAGATGGCAATGAATATTTAGTAAAGGAAGTTGATGATGAAGATAACTTAGTAAGAGTTGCTTCTGCTAAAACTAACAATTATATAACTCCAAGTAATTTTGATGACCTTGCTAAAGTTTTATCAGTGTTTAAAAGTAAAGATGAGATAGTTGAATATGTTAAAAAAGATAAGAATATAAATAAATATCTTTTTGATGTAGTAAATAGTAGATTAGAAGATTATGTAAAAGATTATTTTACTAAGAATAAATATGCAGAATCAAAAGAAATGTTGAATGATGTTATGAATATTGTCGGTAAAATGGCTAAAGATGGAGAAATAAAAAGTGCTTCTGATTTAGATGAAGTTATTAAGACAATTTGTGATAAGACTATGACTACTGAAAGTAAATATTCATTTTTTTAAGGTGGGAAAAATTTTATGAATAAAATTGTAAATAGAATAAGAACATTAACAAAAGAAAAGCAAAGTGGATTATATAAGGATGATAATTTAGCTCCTGATGATACAAGTTTTGACCCGATGAAGCAGAGTACAGAAAATCCCTCTATAAATGATTTTAATAAGGGTTATGCACTTGACCCATATAGTATGAGATATTGGGCAAATATGGATAACGGAATGAAAAAAATTGCTTGGAAAGAAGTTGACCCGTTAAGCTTTAGTCCTGAATATTTAGCTGATAAGATTTTAAAATTATGGAATCAGATAGACGGTACATTACAGAATACATTTGAAGGTTTTACTCTTAGATATGACAATAAGTTAAAACAGGAGATTGCAAAAATTCTTAATGCAAGAGGATATGAAGTATATCCTATTTTATTGATTGATGCACCTATTTATGCTGGTAGGAATAATACATATACAAAGAATATGATTAAGCTCTGTAATAAGTTAGTACCTACTATTGGTATAAAAGCATTTATTAATGATTTAGGTTATTTAAATAGAAAACTTATTAAGTCTAATAAGAGAAGTGTTACAGCTGATGAAAAGGTTGATGCTTTGTTAGATTATTATACAAGATTGTTCCCAGAAGATTATTCGTTAGATTTAATAACTAAGATAAATATAACTCCAATGAAGAAAACTGATTTTGACGAATTTAGAGATTTACAAATTCAGGATGATTCATTAGATATGATGGAAATAATAGATAGTGAAAGTTCAGACGATACTTCAATCAGTTTGAAAGATGGCGGTTTTGGTGGTTACGACTTTGTATCTGATATGAGATTTGATACAACAGCACCAAATATGTATGAAGTAACAAGTAAAAAAAAACTAAAAAAACACGCAGATGAAGAATCCGAGGAAGAAGATACAGACGAGGATGTTGAAGATGAGGATATTGAAGAAGTAGAAGATGATGAAAACATTGACGATGAAAATGCTGAAAGCGATGATGTTGAAAATGAAGATATGGAAACAGAGGAAGTAGATGATAGTATTGAACCTTCTGACGATATAGAAAATGATACTGATGATGAGGAAGAAGAAATTCCAATCAAAATACCTATTGATTTGGTTTTTGATGTATTATCAGATGCTTCAAATAATGTAAATACTTTATTAAATTTGAACCTTAGAAGGTCTCCTGTACCTGTTGCAACATATATTAGAGAAGATATATCAGGAATTGCAGATACAGAAAGTTATGAATCTAAAACAGTTCTTTTAGATAAGATTGATAAGGTATGGCAAATATATCAAGTATTTTTAAAGAGTAAAACAACTATTTATGTTGTTATATCTGCTGATTGTCATACTAAGGATGATAAGTATTTTGATTGGGATAATATTCAATATAGAGGTTTTTATTCAACGAAGCAAGAAGCAGTGAATGAAATAAAAGGATATTTATAATTTAGGAGGAGATTGGCAAAATGAATAAATTTACTACAATTAAAGCCAGTTTGTTTACTAATACTAATGAAGATAATCTTCCTGAATGGATGAAAAATGTTGATTTTGGTAATGGTGAGAAGAAAAAGCTTGATATAGATTTTGAAAATAAAAGAGCTTGGACGGTATCAGCAAGTGTAAATCGTGACGATAGAGATTATAGTTCTAAGGAAGTAACAGCAAAACTTAATGATAATGAAGTATTATTATCTAAAATAGAATTGTCTAAATTCTTAAAAGGTAAGTATTATGAAGTTAAAGATGCTACTGTAAATAATAATAAAGTTATTTTACATACAGCTATTTCTAATACTCCTGGTGAATTTAATTTTATCTATACAATAGATAATAATAAGATTAAATCTAATAATATTTTTACACATAATGAAAACGAATATCCTTTTAGCAATGCAGGTCTTGAAGAATGTATCGCAGACGCAAAGAGTAAAAAAACTGTTGTTGCTACAAAGGTTCAGAATAGTAGTGCAAGTATTATTTCAAGAGAAGAAATATTTAGAAGATTTAATGGTCATATTAGAAAAGCTACTGATAGAATAAATGAACTTTTAAAAGAGGGTTCTATTATTGGTGTTACAAGTAATTCTTATGGTACTTTCTTAGATGTAGATTATTTATTTCCACAGATGGAAAGAGAAAAACTTGCCGAAAAAGCACCTGAGTTTGAGTTTGTTAAGAATATGGAAAAGGTAGCAACAAGTGAACATAAATCTGCCTATCAACTTGCTATGGAAGCTAGTAAGCAATTTGAAAAGAATTTTGATGATTTCAAGATTTGCAATTATGAAAGAAAAGGCAATAAATTAAATATTGTTGCACAGGTGTTAAAAAATAATATATCTTCAACTGAAACATTTGTTGCTGATATAAATAATGAAAAAGTAGGTAATATTAACTTTAATGTTAAGAATACTAATAAGAAAATTGCTACTGCTAAACAGAGTAGATTAGCTAATAAAAATATTATTAGTAAGAGTTATATAAAAGATTTAATTAAGAATAGTGGTTTCTTTGATGTTGATGTTAATGAAATATTCAATGATATGGTGGAAGACGATTTAATTGTTCCTATTAGTGAAGATAAATATACTTCTAATCAGTCTATTGGTACAATACTTCAATATTTTGATGCGTATTTACCAGAAAAAAATACTGAAAAGTATAATGCTTTAGTAGATAAATTAAATAGTTTTAAATTAAATAAAATTGATGTTCTTGATACAGGTGTTAGAGAAGAAATTAAACATTCAAAGGAGTATAGATTAGTAACATTAAATAATTATTTGTCACAGAAGTTTGTTAAGTTTTATGTAAGGAACTTTACAAAACTTAGTGATAATCTTTATGAAGCTGATGTTATTTTTGTAAATAATGGGTTGAAGAATAAGTTACATATTTATGTAAGTTATAATAATTCTAAGATTGAAAAAGTTGAAGCTGTATTTAAAAAGGGTAAAATCCCTATGTCAGAAGCAGTTTCTTTATTTAAGACAAAACCTGCTTTAAGTATTTATCTTAATGATAATCAGCAAAATGTTTGTACGGACAAGATTATTATGACAATCAATCAGATTTATAAGAAATTATCAATGATTTTCTCTCAGGAAGAAATTTCTAGTATTATTGAAAATTGGATTGCTAATTCTTACATAGTTAATATTGGTGGCGAAACTTATGTATCTGATTACACATTTGAAGAATTATTAACAATGGCAGATAATGCTGTTCTTTCAAATGAAGAAGTTAATCGTTTGATAACTTTAAAATCATATTTTGGTGAGAAGCAGTCCTTTAAGAGAGAAGCTGTTGGTGATACAGGTGTAAGAGAACCGTCTGAGTATGTATCAAATCAAACATTAATTAATAATGTAAATGAATTTTTATCAACTTATTTTAATAGTTTTGAAATTGAAGAAATAAATACAAATTCTATTTCAACAGAAGGTAATTCAAGTATTAGTTATGTTATAAGAGTATTTAATGAAGATAATGGTCTTAGTTTAAGAATTAGTTTACAATTTGCTTTTGATAATAATACAATAAAAGATTGTATTTGTAGTGTAAATGGCGAGAATATTTCTATTGATGAACTTGAAAAAGTATTTGTTGTAAATGAATCTTTAAATAAGTATTTAACTATGTTTAATGGTAAGAAGGTTAAATCTTCTATTATTATAACTAAAAATTCATTAAAGGAAAAGTTAAGTAAAATTGCTAATGTAACTGATGAAAGTTTAGAAGATACATTAGATTTATTAGTAAAGAATAATAAGTTAAAGAGAATCGCTTCTGATATGTATGCAAGTGATTATTCATTAGAAGAAATTATTAACTTATCTAATTTAAAGCCATTATCTGATGAAGAATTTTTATATAAGATTAAGAAAGCACAGAACAATAAATTGTTAAAGTTATCTAAGAATTATATAAATGATAATGATACAAGATTAATGGTTGATAATTGGTCTGCTGAAAGAATTAGAACTCATATTTGCAGTAAGTTAAATAAATATTTCAAGAATTATTCTGTAATGAATTTCGATTACAATAATAACAAATATGTTGTAGGTGTAAATGCAACAGATAAGGACGGTATTAATAAGTCAATGATGTGTTACTTTGACGTAGACAAAAACCATCCTAATGATATTATTGAAATTACAAATTTAGATAATGAAAATGTTGAACTTTCTGAGTTTTTACAGAATAATGCACCTAATGTTTATAATGATAAGGGTATTATTACAAGGAATCAATTACAAGATAACTTAATTTATATTATTGATGTTGATGATTTAGATGATATTATCGTAGATTTATTTAATGAAGATATTTTAGTTCCTATTGAAAATGATAAATATATTATGAATTGCACAATGTCAGATGTAGTTGGTTATTTATCAAAGAATAAGAGAACAAATCTTGCAAAGGGTAAGAAGAATAAATTAAATGGTATTAATAGAAGAAATGCTATTGATACAAAAATTAAGCAAGATATTGAAACAGATACAAGAAGTATTGAACAGGAAGAAAAATTAACTCTTGCAGGTGAAAAGTCTAAAGCTAATTTATTAAATTTAGCAAAAGATATGTATAAGAATAAAAAGATTACATTAAATAAACTTAATTCAATAAATGCACAATTAAATAGTGCTAAGAGTGAAAGAGAATTAAATGTAGTTAATAATGAATTAAATAAATATTTACGTTAAGGGGAGGGTAAGATATGAGAATAAATACTAATATGTTATTAAATGAAAATAGAGGTAATTGTTCAGTACCTACTCTTGACTATAAAAGATTGTTAAAAGAATCAGAAGAAATAGTTGAAAAAGACAAGAATGATAAAAGAGATAAAACTTTTACACTTGATAAGATAACAGAAAAGAGTACTGATTTAGAAGTTCTTACAGTAGCAATACAGCCTGAATTAAAAACTGAAACAGATTTGGAAACAAATATGTTTTCTCCATATCCACAGAGTGATATTCCATTTAGTAATAGTACTTCTTGGATAGGTCAATGACAAAACCAGTATTTCCAATTGATAGTATAACAACAAAATGCGGTGATATAATTACTTTTTATGTCACCGCTGTAAATAATAAACCTTGGTTCAGAATTGAACAACAAAATAGGTTTTCAGCAAGTTCTTATTACGATGGTGACGATGTGAGTAGGGCAAAAGAAATATATTGTGATTTGTTATTAGTTTTTAAAGGCATAAAATCTATGGAAGAATTTAGTAAAAGAGATTTGACAAATGATATTAAAAAATTGAATTTAACAGTAGAAAGAGAAAAGAAAGATTTATCTTTCATGCAGTTAAAGAGCGACCCATTGTTTTTGGGGATTAATGATTTTGGATTTTAAGAATATAAAAATAATGAGGTTTTTGTATGAAAAGATTAATTAAGGCTTATGAAAATGGATTTACAGTACCAGCACCAATATTAGTTCCTGATTTTCAAAATAAAATAGAAAATGATGAAATTTGTGATATTACTTATGATAGCGGTATTGATAAGACTTTTTATTTTGAACAGGAATTGGATAATGCCGAATGGGCATTACAGGCATCAATAGGAGGTAAGAGAATGAGAGGAAATTGGATTAAAGCATTTATTTCAGCATTGGACGATAATAAAAACGAAGATATAAAGAAAGATGTTACAGCAGATTTAGAAGTGGATGAAGCGACAGAAATGGAAGAAGATAACATAGAAGCAGAGATAAATGTAAACGACTTACCTACTGTTATCTGGAATGATGAAGAATATAGAGTATTATTTGATGATGCTAAAGGAACGGCAGAGGTTTTGAATGATTATGGTAATCACGTAATTACTCTTAACGCTACTACTATTGATGAAGTAAACAAGCAATTAGGTGATAGTACAATTGTTGCAAAGAGAATGAAAAGATTAAATAGAATTGCAGAACAGTTAAACTGCGATTTATTAGCAGTAAAGCCTGATTATGCAAGAATTGAAGATTTTACAGAGGAAGAATTTGATGCTAAAATGATTGAGTTTGAGAATATGCTTGATTCAATTGAATTAACACAGAATAAAATTGAAGAAGATAATAATACAGACCGCACACAAAGAAAAGAGAAGTATTATATAAATTATATTCCTTTAAATGAAGAAGATGAGGAATTATTCCAAGCTCAGGTTTGTCCTAACTGTAATGCAGAGGTAAAGATTACTTCACAGGATGATGAGTATGCTTATGTAACTTGCGAAGATTGTGGTGCTCAATATAGAGTAAATCTTGAAACTGGTGATATTGATTTTATCGCTGATGATACAGTAGAATAAAATATTTACAGGTGGAGGTTAAAAAAATGAATAATAAATTATTTATTAAAACACCTTTAGATTTAAGAATGAAAAAAACATCTAAAGAGATAGAACAATTAAATATTGAATTAAAAGATTTAGATGATTTTTGTAAAAATATGATGGAATTAGGTTATGAAAATCCATTAAAGGATAAATTAGTTAAAGATACTGATGAAAATGAAATTGAATTAATAATTAAAGATAATGTTGTTACTAATTTAATAATTTATGATTTAAACAATAATTCAGTAGAGATAACTCCTGAATTAGAAGATAAAGTTATGGACGATATTATTTCTTCTATTAATCCTAATCCAATAAAAGAAATTTTTAATAAAGAAGATGCTGAATTAAATGATGTTCAAACATTAGAAGATAATGAAGAAAATTCAGAAGAAAACGAAGAAGTTGATACATTTGATTTTTCTGATGATAACACTTCTAATGGCGATTCTTCTGATAATGATACTTCTAATGGTACAGAGGAAAATAGTGAAGAAAAATCTTTTGATGAAACAGAAGAAAAAACTGAAAATAATAAATGATTTTAATTAAATATTTTGAAAAATACTCTTATAATAAATGTAAGAGTATTTTTTTGTTTTTGAAAGGAAGATTATAATATGTCAATGGAATATGAAGAAAGTAGTGAGAAAAAAAGTGGCAAATTTTTACAAGGTGAAACAGTTTATTGTAGTGATAAGAAATATACTGTTGCATTTGGACCATTTGAAAAGGGATTTTTCTCTTATTATGAAGTAGAAAATGAGGAAGGTTTTCTTGAAACAATAGATGGTAAAAAGTTATATAGGAAATAGTTTATTTCTTATTAAAAGGTCTTTTATTTATATTAAAAAAATATAAAATGTTTAAAACTCTTCAAAGAAAGGAGGAGAACCTACTTTGAGTAAAATAGTTACATCAAATGTAAATGATGAATTTAAAAGAATAACAGCAAATTCAGATTTGATAAATAGGGGTTATGCTCATTATAATCAAGGTGGAAGTCTAATGACTTCTTCTTTGACTGAAAAAAGAGAATTACCACAAAATGTTCAAAGAAAAATGTCAAAAGGGGCAGTAGCCAATGTTCGTATGACAAGCCCTAATTTCTATCATCCATTGTTTGAATCAACAAACATAATGTTACCGAGAGATAGACGTGAAAGAAATGAATGGTGTAGACATTTTTATAGAACAGAACCTATTATTGCTACTGCAATTGACTTACATACAGAGTTCCCTATATCAGATTTTAATATTGTTTGTGAGGACCCGTATATAAGTAAATTTTTTAATTTTATGATTTTTGATAAAATTAATATTCACGAATTATTACTTGATATTGGACTTGAATATTGGAAAATAGGTGATGTATTCCCTTATGGACAATTAAATGAAGCAGAAGGTATGTGGGAAAGATTTATTTGTTATAATCCTGATTATATAAATATTCAGACTTCTACATTAGTAAATGACCCTATTGTTGAGTTAATTCCAGATGCACAAATACAAGCAATTGTACAAGGCGGTCCAAATGGTGAATATGGAGATATTTATAGACAATTAACACCTGATATTATTTCTTCTGTTTCAAGAGGACAGAATATAAAATTAGATAATAGATTAGTTTCACATATAGCACACAAAGCTTCACCTTATGAAATATGGGGTACACCTATTATGATGAGGTGTTTTAAAACGCTTATTTATAAAGATAAATTAAGGTCTGCTCAGGATGCTATTGCAAATAGACATATAATGCCTTTAAGAGTAGCTAAAATTGGTCAGGCTGGTGAACCATATCCATCACAGGACGATATTGATGATTTTAGAGATATGCTTTATGAAGCAGATGGAGACCCATCATTCTTCTTAGTATATCATTATGGTTTACAATTTGAATATGTTGGTTCTTCTGGTCATATCTTACCTCTTAATTCAGAATTTGATTTTATCCAAAAAGAATTGATGAATGGTTTGTGTATAAATGAAGCAATGTTAAACGGCGATGGACCTACTTACGCTAACGCTGAGGTTGGTTTTAACACATTGGCTAAAAGATATATGTCTTATAGATTAAGACTTGAAAATTGGATAAAATATAAGGTTTTAAAGCCTATTTCAGAAATACAAGGTTTCTATACATCTAAGAATGGTGAAATTCAATCTAAGTATATGTCAGAAAAACAAAGAAAGATTTCAGCTGCAAGAAAAGATATGGAATTGGTAATACCTGAAATACAATGGCAACAAGAAGATTTGACAAGTAATCAGAATATGATTAGCTTTATTCAGAATTTAAGAGATAAAGGACTTATTTCTGCAACTACTATATTACCTATGGTTGGTTTAGACCCAGAAATTGAAAAAGTCAATCTTGAAAATGAAAAGAATACTGTTTTTGATAGTGCGGCAGAAATGTCACCACCAGGTGGAAATGAAACACCTGAAACAGAAGAACCAAAGGAAGAACCAAAAGAAAAGCCAGTTGAAATTGAAAAACCAATTGATTCTGTTGATACAATACCTAAAGAAAGTAGCAGAAAAGATTTTTTCGTAGAGGGGGAAGCAATTCCTTCCCCAGTTATAAAGAAAAAATAAAATATTTTAAGGTGGGGAGTGTAATGAATAACTATTTAATATCATTAAATAATGAATTAACCGAGATTTATAAAAAATTACAATTAAATAATGATATTGATTTATTCATTGAGGATTTAAAACCTTTATTATATTTTTATATAAAGTCTGTTACTTGCTGCGGAATTAATGTTGTTAAAAGAAGATTAAGAATTAAAGATTTATTAAATGATATCGATAAAGTAAAAAATGATGAAATAGAATTTAATAATGATATTAATTATGTAAAAGATAATATAAACGACTTTGAACAAATACTAAATTATTTAGTAGAAAGTTTAATTTATGTTTATCGAAAATCTCAATTATTAGAATATAAAGAAAATAGTTTTAATGAAATTATTGTTATTACTGATAATAGTAGTTGTGATAAATGTAAAACAATATCCAAACAAAAACATACAGTTGATTATTTAATTGATAATTTAGATAGAAGTTGTGCTTTGTGTTATATAAAATATGATATTACTACAGATATAAATAAAAGTATTTTAAATAAAGTAAAATTTTCTAATAGTGAATTAATTACTGATTATAATTTTATTCTTGTAAGTAATATTTATGAAATACCAAATATTAAAGAACAATATTCACAAGAAGAATTAGATGTAATTAATGAGAATTTTGTTTCTATTCAAAATAATAATGATGTTTATATCAATAATGAATATACAAATACAGATTATTTAATTGTAAAATATAGTATACAAGATAAGCTTGTTTTAAATGACTATTGGATTGAAAAATACAATAATAATAAAAAATATATTAATTATATAGCAATGAAAAATGCAGAACAATATTTTGTTGAAAATGTAATTATGTATATTTTACAACCTAATATTTTAAAACAAATAGATAATGAGAATTATGAAAAAATAAAAGTTGATATTTTTAATAATATTGAAATTAACTAAGGCGGTGATTGTTTGGTAATAGCTATAATAAATGATTTAGAAACTGATAATTTTTTAGGTGTTATAGGTTACACTAATGATAATATTGGTTTTTTATCAAACAACGCCGAATTAAATGAGGTTTTAAATGTAATTACAGATTATGATTATTTAACTATTGATATTGAAGAACATTTAAATAATCAAACTTTAATATTAAGTAAAAAAGTAACTTTAAAAGATGATATGTATATATATGGAATAATGGAGTATTTGCCAAAGAAATATTATATAAAAGAATACAGAGAGATTAGTGGTGATTTATCAGAGGAATTAAAAAATAGTTTTAGAAGGGGGCAAATATGATGAAAAGATTATCAAATCACGTTTCACCTGCTATGCATGAAGAAGTAATTGAGCAGATGTGTGATAATACTTTAAAATCAAGATATTTAAAACAACAAGCTACAAATGAATATTTATTAGCAAAGAGAATTGTTACTTACTTACCTATTGCACCTACAAATAATTTAATTTATAAAGTATGGTGTGATATTGAAGCAGGTTATTATGATTTCTTGAATGATATATTTGATAACGATAATTTTGCTATATTATTAGATACAACAAGAGAACATTTAATACAGCAAGGAATTTTGTTTGATGATATTCCTGATAATACAGCAAAATATTTAAATATCAATGATGCTTTGACAGGTAATAGATAGAGTAGGTGATTTAAATGAAAAGATTGGTTGCACAAAAAATCGATTTTGACGATGACATTGTAATTGTATATGATGACAAGGGTAATGAAGTATATAACGGAATGTTTGATTATTGTCCGTATAAAGAAGATATAGACGAAGCTCCTTATAATAGGAAAGATGACTGCTATTATATTTCTCACGGATATAAGGTTGTATGTGTTTAATAAGCGGTGGTGAGAGAATGAAAAGATTGGTAAAAAAAACTGATAATAATTTAGAAGAAATTAGGATTTCTCTTTCTAATGATTTGGGTTGTAATAGTGAAGATATTGATATAAATGAAGATATGATACGTGCAACACTTAATTTTGAAGATGTTACAAATAAAATTGCACCTCAACTTTTTACCAGTGAAGATATTGATATTATCAATGATTGTGTTAATGAAATTGGTTCAAATGAAATAATAATTTTAGTTAAGAATGATTGTGTTGAAGTAGGCTTAGATGCTGAAAATGTTGAAATAGTAAAAGATGCTATTGAATTAGTTTCAAAGGTATCACAACTTCAAAAAATGATAGAAGATATTTTGATAAAGAATACTTCTAATGTTTTCTAAAGGGGCGAAAGTGATGAGACGGTTAGTTAAATCAAGTATTGATTATAATAATTTTTTTTCTGATATGGTTGACGAATTAAATAGTAAGGATGAAACTTTATATGATGAATATAAAAATAGTGGTAAATATAGTCAAGACCAATTATTTTGTATTTATGATGTTTTAGATACTCCAAGGACAAAAGAGATGATTGATTATATTGCTAATCCTAAGTTTAATCCTGAACAAATGGATGCGTTACGAGATGTTTTTAATCTTTATTCTTTAGACGATGATGAAGCTAAGTTTATTTCAGATATTGATTTTAGTGCAGAACAAATAAATGAAATAGGTTTTCAACTGGGTAAAGGAAAGGTAGATTTAGAAACTTTAAAGAAGTTAAAGCATTTAAAAGAATATTCAGCAGAAGAAATAGAAGATATTGTTTTTGACTTAAATCACGACAAAATTACTGTTGATGAACTAAATGATGCTATTTAAGTTGATTAAAAAATTCGGAGAGTTTAACTCTCCTTTTTTTATAAAATTCTTTATATTATTTATTTTTTAAATAAAAAAGGTGGTGTTGTAATGAAAAGACTAGTAAAAGCAGAAAATATAAATGAATTATTAGATAATAATGACTTATCTGCATACATTCAAGATAATATAGGAAATATGACTTCTATGGAGTCATTAAATGATTTATCAGAAGCTGATGTAAAACACGATAGGTGTCCTGTTTGTAATTATAAACAATTACAAAAATATGATGGTTTTAAAATTTGCCCAAGATGTTTTAATATATTTAAAATGTTAGAGGGGAAAGCTTATGTGGTTTATTATTAATAAAGGTGAATTATATGAAAAGATTAGTTAAAGCTTATTGTTCTATTGATTTTAATAATGATGTGCAAGAACATATTGTTACTGATGATAAAAGGTTCGATAATGAATATATAGTGATGGCAAAATTAATATTAACAAGAATCCCTATTTTACCTACAAATGAACGAGTTTTAAGATTAGCACAAGATATAGAAAATGGTAAATTTGATGATTTACCTGATATTGATGATAACTTAAATTTATGGGCAGAAAGAGCAACAGAATTATTAAAAAGCAAAAAGATTTTGTTAGGTGAATAAGTGTGCAAGAATATGAATTGTTATATAATTATTTAATTAATAAATATAAAGAGTTTTATTTTGATGGAAATTGTTCTGTATATAATATAGAAGACATTGAAAATCTTTATGACAAGAAAAAAGATATAGTTTTAAAAAAGGGGACTATTAGTTTTGTAAAAGAAAATTATGAAAAGATAATTGATAGTAATAAAATAGATTTGTCTTAATAGTAATAGTTAAATATATAAAAACAAATATTTAACATATTTTTTATAAAAAGTAATAAAGGATGGTGATAAGCGTTGTTAATTAAGAATAATACAATTTTTAGAATTGATGATATTTATGAAAACAAGGACGAAATTGTTTTTTATACAAACAAAAAGCCTGATTTCAATATTTTAAGACAATCAAAGACATTAGAAATGAAATATCCTTTGACAAAGACAGCTAAGATAATAAAAGTTGCACCAAAGGAAGATGATTTCTTATATGTAAGAAATAGAGCTATTTCTGCTGGTAATGTAATTGAAAATCAGGATGGTACAACAACAATTATACCTATGGATGATTTATATAAAGAATTTGAAAGATATGCACAGACGTGTAGAGGTGCAAATAGTAATGGAGATTTTTTTTCGGACACTGAATTAAAAGAACACTATAAAACATTTATAGGTAAGCCTGCATTTGTAGACCACGATAATGAGAATATTGAAAATGCTCGTGGTGTAATTATAGATGCAGTATACAACGAAAAAGGTAACTTTGTAGAGTTATTAAAGGCAGTAGATAAGAAAGCATATCCTGAATTAGCACAGGGAATATCAAGACATTATATAACTGACACTTCAATGGGTTGTAGATGCGGTTATTCTATTTGTTCTATATGTGGTAATAAGGCTGTATCAGAAGATGATTTTTGTGAGCATATAATCAATTATAAGGGTTCTACATTTAATGGTTTTCCTGTTTGGGAAGATAATAGAGATATTGAATTTTTTGAAGATAGTTTTGTGACAACTGGTGCAGACCCACAAGCTAAGATAATGGAAAAGGTAGCAAGTAAGAATTATGCTCCTGTTTATAGACATTCAAGAAATAGATATGATAATATAACTAAGGAAACAAATAAGAGAATTTATGTAAATAGAGTTAATTCATTTGCAGAAGAACTTAAAAATATTCCATGGAGTTAAAAGGAGAGTATATATTATGAGAAGATTGAGAGTAATGGCAGTAGATAAAGATTCTTTTACAGACCAGCAATGGACATTCTTAACAGAAACATTAGGGTTAGATGAAAAAACTATTAGTAATTTCAACAATGTTACTTTGTTTTCGGCTTATGCAAAAGGTAAACTGACAGATGAACAAGTAGATTTTATCTGGAATAAAGTTTCAGAAGGAAGGCGAAATGGTATTACAAATGGATTAAAAAATAACTTTACAGAAGACCAAATAAAACTTATGTTAAGTGATAAGTATTCTGATGATATTGCTAGTACATTATTTAATATATTTAAAAATAATCCATCACTTGATGTAAAAGTAGCAGAGGAAGTTTTAGATTCTATTGTAAAAGATGGCAAAGATTTTAGTTCTAATTCTAATGTTTTAGGTATTGTGATTAAAATGTTCGAAAGTAAGAAAATTGGTTCTCCATATATTCACGATGCAATTTATTTTTGTAAAGATGAAAATGCAATTTATGCACTTTTTAATGCTTTATTAAATGGAAAAATAGATAATGATGATTTTTCGAATATTTATTATTTTGAGCCTGATGAAACAATGGTAAATACTCTTATAAATGCAAAGGAAGCTTTTTCTGGTGCTGGTAGAAATGATATATTTAAGGGTATAGTGAAGCATGATGAGTTAAAGGTAAATCAAATAAATGAACTTATTAATGCTATTGACAATCCAGAAGAAGAAAATGCACTGATAGAAAAGTATAAAGTTTTATCAAGAAGAAGTTTAAAAATGAAAAGACTTGGTGGAATGAAAAAGTTCTAAAAGATATATAATGTTAAAAAGCCTAATACAATTTAGGCTTTTTTCATTTATAAAAATAATAATTTCTTTTATTTTATAGTAAAGTTTTGTTATTAAAAAGTTAAAAATGAGGTGTATTCATTTATGAATAGGAATATAAAAAGACTTATTAGACAAGCTGATGATAGTCTTAATAAAATATATAAAAATACTTTTTTGGAGTTAGGAAAAGAAGGTAGAGAAATATTAAGAAGTCTTGATGAATATAGATATAAAGTAAGTAAATCAAAGGGCATTATAAATAATGATGAAAAAATGGCTAAAAAATTGGAAGAATGTATTGAAGATTTAAATCACGTATCAGCATATATATATGATTTTGTTTTTGAATTAGAGAATTATGAAATTGTTGATGAAACTGATAGTGCAAAGCAATTAGAATTTTCAAAACCAGAAAAACCTGAATTTTCAGAAGATGATGAAGTTTCAGAAAATGAAACTACTGATGAAACAGAGGAAAGCGAGGAAACTGATAATACAGAAGAAACAAATGATGAAGTAACTGACGAAGTAGAAAATAGTATGCCTGATACAAGTGCAACAGAAGATAAAGAAGAAATTTCACAAGAAGATTTAGATGCTTTGTTCGATGGCGTAGAATAATAAAAATTGAAAGGTGGCAAAAAAGAATGAAAATTAAAAAGATAAGTAATGAAAATAAAGTAAAAACATATAAAGTAAATATTTTATTAAATCAAAATGAACAGGATGGTTTTTTTGTTGGTGATAAAGTTCTTAATAAAGAATGTAATTTGAATGGTAAAATAACTAAAATCGATAATAATACTATTTTTGTTACTTATGAAGATAAGACTGTTGAAAGAATAAGAAAAAGTAATGCTAATGAAGTTTTGAGTTATGTTGATGATGTTCAAACTGTTATTAGTCCTATGTCACCCCAAATATCAAATAAAGTTGTTACTAAAGCAATAGATAATTTATCTAAAGCTGGTGAAATTTTTAATGATGAAGAAGTAAAAATAGATAAAAGAAAAATGAGAATAAACGCTGAATATGAAAACTATAAGAATAATAAGGAAGAAAACGAAAAGGAAAAAAATATAACAGATATAATCAATTTAGGTATTTCTAAAGGACTTATAGATAAAGATGAGTTTGAAGTTGAAAAGGTAAAACTTTCAATGATGGGTGAAAGAGATTTTGAAGAATATAAGGATAATATTTTAAGCTTTAATAGTAAATCTGTTGTTACTTCTTTAAAAGAAGATGAAGAAGATGAACAATTAACAGAAGGCGAAAAAATGTTAAAGAGAATAAAGAACGGTGAAAATTTAGTTGCTTCTAATATGGATTTTGAAAAGTTTTCTGGTGGTAGTAATGAATCAAGAAGTTTAGAGAATATTGCAAGTTATAATACTCCATATACACCACCTAAGCAATATGCTCAAAGTCAATTTCAAACACAAGGTTTTTCTCAATATCAACAGCAACCGATAATAAATAATTTATCTAATGCAAGAGAAGCAATGAGTTTTGATAAGAACTCTTGGATGGGAGAATTAGATTGGACTGTGTTAAGTAGAAACTAATATATATATTTATATATTGTATTTTTTATAAAAATGAAAAAGGTGGTAATTTTATTATGAATAGAATTAAGACAAGAATGAAGAAGATTGCAAAGCTTGATAAGATGAAGAAGTTTGCTTTTGGTGAAAGTGTTTCAGAAGTATATGAGGAAATCAAGGATGATATCGAACACGCTAATAGAAATAGAGATGTAGAAAGAATCTATTTTGATACAGATAATGGCGATGGTGAGTGGTTCTATATTGTTGAGGGTGATACAGATAAATTTACAGTAATCGTTGCTCAGAATGATGAGGATGGTTATACTTCAACAAATAAGTTTGAACTTTCACAAGAAGAATTCTTAGATATGTCAAAGGATGATTTTGAAAGAGAAATAAATGAAGCTATTTATTATGCAGAGTAATAATTAAAATGTTAAAACGGTAGTATTAATTACTACCGTTTTTTGTATGTAAAAAATATATGTTAAACTATGTATAAAACAAAAAAATGTATGAAAGCTTTTAAGATTAAATATAACATTAGAATATCAACGCAAACACTAGCAATGCTATCGCCACCCTCTTTTTCAAATAAAAATTTAAGTATTTTTTCTTTCATAAAAAATCCTCCTTTGTGCATTTTGTATATTATATCATATTTTTAATTATTTGTCAATGTTCTATTTCACTTTATGATTTTTATTTAAAAAGTAAAACATTTATTATTAAAAAGAATAAGGAGATAGGTAGTACGAAAAGATTAGTTAGAAAGGCAAATAAGAAATTAACAAAGATTTCTTTTAGTGAATTAGTATCTATAACAGAAGTTTTTGGATTGGTTACAAGAAGATTGTAGAAATGCTAAAGAAAATAACAATACAAAAAAGATTTTTATTGATACAGAAAGTGCGATGGTAAATGGTTTATTTTTGTTGAGGGTGATACAGATAAATTTACAGTGAGTGTCATTCAGGATATTTTAATTGATGAAAATAATGATGAATTTACTTATGATGAAGTAGAAGAAGTTTTTTCTGATAAATATGAAGATGCAACCCGTAGTAATAATTTTACTCTTACAGGTGAAGAAGTTTTAAAGATGACAGAAAAAGAATTTAAAGATAAGCTTAATGAAGCACGTTATTATGCTACTACTTCTTATTAAAATATTTAAAAGAGAGTATTAATTACACTCTTTTTTCTTGACGAATATATTTATCCTATCGTTATATTTAATAATTAAAAATATATTACATTATTAAATTAAAACAATTTAGAAAGTTTTTTAAAAATCTTAGTTATATAAATAATTTCCTTATGTATTTATAAATCGAAGATGTATTAAAAACAAGTAAATTTAGTTTAATTGATTTATTTTAATATATTACAAATCTGATTTTAAATCAGTAGGTACAAATATGAGTGCCTTATAAATAGTATAAAAGACAATTTATTGTTATCATATAAAAAATAAAAAAATAATGATTATAAAGAATTTCGGAGGTGTATGTAACTATGGCAGTAGCTGGTGGTTATAAGGTATTCGGACCTACATATAATTCAACAAAGTATGTAAGATTTGGTCACGAAGGTACAGTAAATAGTTTACATGAAATTGATGATGCTTTAGTACCAACAAAGTCAGAGTTAATTGATATTGAAAATGAGAAGCAGTTCCAACTTGCAGGTAAGATTGTAGGTCTTACAGAAGAAGGTAAGGTTACACTCGCAAGTAGTGATGTAGCTCCTGTTGGTCTTGCAGTTGATGATTTAGGTGATGTTGCAAACTCATCTAACAAGGTTTCATTCTATTTCCGTGGTGGCGAGTATTATATCGCTGTTTCAAGAATGGGTGATAAAGCAACAGAACTTAAGCCTGGTACAGCTCTTACAGTAAAGAGTGATGGTATACTTGAAGAAGCTTCTGAAGGTGATACAGTAGTAGCAGTAGTAACAAAGGCAGCAGATGTATATACAACAGGTAATATGTATACTTATGCTGATACAACAAGTGATGCTTATGCAGATGCTAACGGTGGTTTATTCGTTGGTATCTCTTTAAGAATTTAATGAGGAGGTAATTTAATATGGCTATGACAAACGAACAGAAAGAATATTTAATTGCCAAGGCATTAGAAACTGATGAAGGCAGAGCAGCCCTTGCAAGTGCTATGGCAAACCCAATTAGACAGTCTCTTGACTATCAGGGTATTGGTAGAAAGTTATTGGTTGTAGACCCACTTCCACAGGGTGCTCTTCCAGTTTATGATAAGGATGTAGATGCTAAGGCATTCGTAGTTCCTAAGAGAGGTTCTGCACCTGACCAGATTGTTGAGGGTGACAGAATTCAAGTTCCTACATTTGAGATTGTAGCTTATCCACAGATTAGATTCTCTCAGGTTAAGGAAAGAAGATTTAATGTTATTGACAGAGCACAGCAGAGAGCTAAGTCTGACATTATGGCAGTTGAGGATTCAACAGTATTCACACTTCTTGATGCAGCAGCTGCTGGTCAGGTAGTAACAGCTGTTGATGAGGATGGTAAGGCAGTTGCTTCAAGACTTACAAGAGAACTTCTTACAGATGCTTTCAGAAATATTGAGCAGCACGACTTAGTAGCTACTAAGGTAGTTATGAACGCAGTTGCTTTTGCTGATATCAGAGCTTGGGGTAGAGATGACTTCGACCCAGTAACACAGCATGAGGTTCTTCAGACAGGTCTTTTTGGTCATCTTTGGACAGCAGATATTCTTGTATCAAAGATGTGTCCTGGCAACAAGGTATTCGTTCTTGCTGACCCTGAATTTGTTGGTGTTATGCCTATTCGTCAGGATATTCAGGTTATTCCTGCTGATAAGCCTGAGAATCTTAGACTTGGTTGGGTTATCTATGAGGAAATCGGTGTAGCAGTTGTTAATGCTATGGCAGTTTCTATGATTGACCTTGCACCTGCTGATGAAACAGCTACTGATGGTGGCGAAGCAGTTTCTAACTTAAAGTTTGATAATGCAACACTTTAATTCTTAAATTAAAGTTTATATAAAAGAGGGAGGTACTAAAAATTTAGTACCTTTCTTTTTTTATTTTTTCTTATATTTTATTTATATGTAATAAGAAAGTGAAGTGATTGTAATGTTTTATACTTTTAATGATGAACCGCATTTTTATCAAAATTTCGTTAAAGAAAATATATCTTTATTGGGTAAAATACTTATTGTTAAAGAACAATTAAATATTAATAATAAGTTTTTTATTGATATTTTGGCTTTAGATAGAACTAATAATAAAATTATTATAATAGAATTGAAAAATGCAGGTAAGAAATTTAAGATAATTGACCAAATAATTACTTATTATGATTTAATAATTAAATCTAATATAGAGGAATTGCTTGATGAATTTATTGAAAAAAATAATTTAAATATTTCTACTTTAGATGTTGACCTTACTCCAAGTATTTTTGTTGTAACTCCTGATTTTAATGAACAAATGCTTCAAAATTTTAATTATATAAATATTCCTAATATAAAATTGATTAAAATGAATTTAATACAAAATGATAATTCTTTTGAAGTTGTAAAAGAAGAATATAATCCTAAAGATATTATTGCTGATAATAAAGTAAAAACAGAAATAGAAAAAGAATATACCATTAATGATTATACAGTAAATATTGAAGCAAAAAGATTGTTACAAAGTCTATTGAATTATTTAAATTATGTTTACAAATGTAGTAATTTTTTTTACAAAGATAAAATTACTGTTTATTTGGATAAAAATTGGCTTATGCAAATAAATGTTTCTCAAAATAAAGTCTATTTAACATTTAAGGAAAAACAAATAATAAAAAATAATTTATTATATAATCATGAAATAACTTCCTATAAATTACTTAAGGATAAGATTAAAATAGAAATAAATAAAATTCCTGTTGAAACAATAAGAAGCTTAATAAATGATTAAAGGAGTTGTTACCTTTTGGATTATTTAAATGAATGTGATATAATGATTAAGTTGTTAGAAAGTCAATTAAATGCTTTAAAAGTTCACGCAAATGAAATAGAAAAAATGATTGAAAGAAATACGGACGAGAGTATTATAAAAGAATATTACGAAAAGAATGTTTTGTAAATTAAAAAGAAAGGATTTTTATAATGAGTTTAAAAAAAGTTTTAAATGTAGATTGCCCTTATAAAGAAGTAGAATGTGAGTCTGAAAGTTGTTCTTGCTATAAATATACAGCGTGGAGAAATGCTAATAATGAACAAAAATTGGAAGAATTTATAACTTCTTTGGATTGTGATTATCATTGTGATGATACGTTAAAAATTCTTATGGCAATTGAAAAAGAAAAATTAAATAGTTTTATTTTTAATGAAGATAATACTTTAATAACAGATAAAATTATAAGTGATTTTATAACTCATATTGAAATGAATATTAGTAATGTAAGAAAACATTTGAATTATTTTTTTCATTGTAATATAATTACAAATAATAAGGAGTTAATAAAAGATTTGTTTAATTTATTTATTTCAATTATAGATTTATATGTTATTTCAGAATATAGTTTTGATGAAATAAAAAAATTATATTTCTTAACTTATTCTGAAAATATAATTGATGTTTATGATATTATTAAATATGCTTATGAAAAGCAAAGTACTAATAAAAGATTATCTTGTATAGAAAATGTAAGTGAAATAGTAGATGCTATTAAAACAAATGATTTGTTTTCTGAGGAAGAAGAAAAAGAAAACAATAGTTCATTTAACACACATAATATAAATATGCTTATATTATTAACTTACTTATCTGATTGTTGTTCTAATATAAGAAACGCAATACATTGGGAAAGCTACAAAGAACAAGAGAATACTAAGAATACTCCTTGTTTTGAAGTATTATTACACGATATAATAAATATTTTTATTTCAATTGGTTATAATTCAAATATGTTGACATTAGATTTAATAAAAATTGGTGCGGAACAATTATTGAGAGAACAATATAAAAACGAAATTTAATATAAAATATAGGAGAGGATTTTAATAATTCTCTCTTTTTTTTGTTGACAAATCATAAAAAAAATGGTATAATTGCATTGTGTAAAATGTTTAATGATTGAGGTGAATACGATGGATGTAAGCAAGGAAAGATTTTTAAGTAAATTTCCTTATAAAGAAATGAGAAAAGAACAACAATATGTTTTGGAAAAAATATATGACAATTATGACAAATATGATTATTTTGTAATAGAAGCTCCAACGGGAACAGGCAAGTCGGCAATAGCAAAAACCTTATTAGATAATGTAAAATATGGCACTATATTAACAAGCACTAAACATTTACAAAATCAATATGAAAATGAATTTCAGAATATGCCTTCTATAAAAGGTAGGAGTAATTATGAATGTTTTTTTAGTAATGGTTGTGTTCGTTGTGATAAAGCTCCTTGTAGAACAAATCAAACATTAAAAAATGAATGTTCCCAACAAGATTTATGTGAGTATGATAAAAAATTATCAATAGTAAGACAAAATTCTTTTGTAAGTTCATATTCATTTTTTTTATCTTCTAAGTCAAATTTATTTGCAGGTAAAAGAGAAAAGCAAAAGACGAAACCATTTTTAGATTTAATTATTCTTGATGAATGTCATTTGTTGGAAAATAATCTTGTTTCTGATGTTGGTTTTTCTTTAAATGTTGAGGAATTAGATAATCAATTTGAAATATTGACAGATATTGAACTTGATGAATTATTAAAATTAACATCAAAGTTCAAAGAAGGTTATGAAAATAATAAGATTACTTTTAAAGCGGTAAATAGTGTTTTAAGACGAAGAAATAAATATTATTATCAAAAAATAAAAGAATTAAATTTAGCAGATAAAAATATAAAGAATATATCTGTTGATGATATAATTGAAAATTCAGAACTCGTAAGTAAACAGGAAAAAATAGAAAAGCTATTAAAGAAATTAGAAAAGTTTTTAACAGCTAGTGATAAGGAAAATTGGGTAGTAGAACCTAATGAAAAAACTTTATATGTTCAACCTATAAATATAGGTAATTATTTTCTTGATAGAATAAAAAATTATACAGATAAAGTTGTATTTTTATCAGCTACTATTTTGGATTTGGATGGATTTGTAGACGATTTAAATATAGATAAGAGTAGAGTTCTTAAAATAAGAATACCATCTACATTTGATGCTAAAAACTCACCTATTGTTTATGTTCCTTGTGGTAGTATGAGTTATAAAAATATAGATAATACTATTCCTAATGTTGTAAAAGAAATTAAACGTATATTAAAAGAACATAAAGGAGAAAAAGGTATTATTCATACAAACAATTATAGAATAACAGAAGAAATAATTAAACAAGTAAATAGTAATAGGTTAATTTATTGTAATAAAAATAATAAAATAAATAATGAGGAATTATTAAAAATACACGAGCAATCAAAAAGAGATACGGTTCTTATTTCACCGTCATTATCAACAGGTGTTGATTTAAAAGATGATTTAAGTAGATTTCAAATAATAATTAAAATGCCATTTCTTTCATTAGGTGATAGACGAGTAAATAAAAAATCTAAAGTAAATAAAAAATGGTATACTGTTGAAATGCTTAGAGGTCTTATGCAAATGTGCGGTAGAAGTACAAGACACGCTGATGATTATTGTGTTACTTATATATTAGATAGTTCATTTTCTTACTATGTATATAATTACGCAAAAATATTAGGTAAATCTTTTTTGAAAAGATGTATTTTAGATAAGGATATCTTCCATTTAGATAGATGGAAAGAATATGTAGAAGGGAAAATAAGCAATGAAAAAATATGATATAATAATAGTTGGAGCAGGACCAGCAGGTGTATTTTGTGCTTATAAGTTAATGAAAGAAAACCCTGACTTAAAGGTTTGTATAATGGAAAAGGGTAAATCATTAGCTGAAAGAAAGTGTCCTATATCAGAAGGTAAGGTAAATAAGTGTGTTAATTGCAAACAGTGTTCTATAATGAGTGGTTTTATGGGAGCAGGAGCATTTTCAGATGGCAAGTATAATATAACTACTGAATATGGTGGCTTTTTGAACGGCTATATTCCTGATGATAAATTATTCTCTTTAATGAATGAAGTGGATAGCATAAACTTAAAAATGTTCCATAGTTATAATAAAAGAAAGTTTAGTGAAACTTTAGATACTGCTTATTTGGATGATAATATAAGACAAATAAGATTATTTAGCTCTTATGATGAAGATTTAAAGAAGAAGTGTTTGCAGAATAATTTGCATTTATTAAGTGGTCAGTGTAGACATTTAGGTACTGATAATAATTTAAGAATTGGTGAGCAGCTCTTTTATGAATTATCTGAAAAAGTAGATATTATGTTTGAAACACAGGTAGAAACTTTTGGTTTTAGAGAAGATTTAAATGTTTTTGAAGTAAAATGCAAGCAAAAAGTTGACCTTGTGGAAGATGAAACAGTATATTACGCAGCAGATAAATTAGTTGTAGCTCCTGGTAGAGTAGGTGCTGAATGGTTAAAAGAAGTATGTAAAACATTAGATATTAAAACAACTAATAATCAGGTTGATATTGGTGTAAGAGTAGAAGTACCTTATGAAATATTAAGTGATATTACTGATAAGATATATGAGTTGAAAATAAAGTATAAGACAGATAAGTATGAAGATACAGTAAGAACATTCTGTATGAATCCTAAGGGATATGTTGTTACTGAAAATTCAGATGGTATTATTACTGTAAATGGTCATAGTTTTGATGACCCGAATTTAGCAAGTAAGAATACTAACTTTGCTTTATTGGTAAGTAATAGATTTACAGAACCTTTTGACGAACCATATAAGTATGGTAAATCAATAGCTTCATTTAGTAATATGTTAGGTGATGGTATTATTGTTCAAAGGTTTGGTGACTTAATAAGACATAGAAGAACTAATGCACACAGATTAGGTCAAAATACTGTAAGACCTACATTAAATGCAACTCCTGGTGATTTATCATTAGTTTTACCTAAAAGACATTTGGATAATATTATTGATATGATATATCAAATGAATAAAATAATTCCAGGTATGACAAATGACGATATATTACTTTATGGAATTGAAACTAAGTTTTATTCTGCTAAGGTTGAAGTAAATAATAACTTAGAAACAAGTATTAAAAATTTATATTGTATTGGTGACGGTAGTGGATGGACAAGAAGTTTAAGTTATGCTTCTGCTTCTGGTATATATGTTGCTGACAATATTTTAAATGATAAAAGAAATGTTGTATTGGACTAAAAAATTCTTAAAAATAATTATTTAAGGAAATTAAAAATATATTATTATATTGAATTAAAATTTAAAGGGTGGTTGGTAACAATCGCCCTTTTTTATGAGGAGAAATTAAAATGAATAATCAAGAATTGTACGAAGTTTCGACAGACGATGAATATTGTTTTAATTTAAAGGAGTATATAATAAATAATTGTAATATTAATTCAAAAACATTTTTTTCTTATATAAGGGATTGTAATGGCTTTATTGAAAATTGTTCTCCAACAATTAGTAAAGCCACTTGCAATATCGTTCAAAATAAATTATTCTTTATTAAATCTAAAGGTATTGATATTAAAAATTTTAAAGGACAAATTTCATTATGTAAAAATAAAAATCTTTATGATTGGATTCACTTTTATCTACTTAATGAATTAAGTTGGGAAGAAGTAAAATATTTTGTTAATATATTAAATAATTATGATATTTCAAAAAGAAAGATAAATAAAATATATTTCAACAGTTTAAAAGACGTAAATAATTTTATATCTAAATTAGATAAAACTAATAATAAAAGTTGTCTAAAGGTAGAAAAAATAAGTATTTAAGTATGATTTTTTAATTAAACGCATATTAAATCGAATAATATTTATATATTAGAATTGAGTAAATTATTTATAATTCCAAAACTTTATGTAATACATTTATGTAATTTTTTAAAGAAAGTAACTTAGTAAATGTAGAAAGTGAGGTGGGAAATATGAATTTAACTATTTTAGATGATTTTTTCTTGGAGTGTGAGCAAAAGGATTATGCACTGTATAGGCATTTAGAGAGAGTATCAATGCTTGCTTATGCAACTGCACAAGAATTAGGTTTATCTTCTAAAGAATTAGAGATGGCGTATATTTCAGGATTGTTACACGATATTGGTAAATTCCATTCTTTAACAGAAATGGAACATTATTCTAGTGTATCTGCAACAATTGTAAATTCTTTAAAAGAGTTTGAAAACATACCGAACATTATTTTACAGATAGAAGAAAAATATAATGGTAAAGGTTATCCATTAGGGTTAAAAGAGGATGAAATTAGTTTAATATCATACATAATTATTATATGTAATTATTATGATGAATTAAGAATGTTGGGAAAAACGCATAATGAAGCGACACACGAATTGAAGTCTAATTCAAAAGTGCTATTTCCTGACCAGCTGATAAAGCCATTTATTAATTCTACTGAAAAGAATAATTTAGATAAAGAGTATGGTGAATAAAAATTGAAGAAATATGATGCTGAGGAACAGAATTTGTTCAGAATTATAAAAGCTTCTGGTTATAAAACAACAAGTGATAAATTAGGAATGTATTTTGATAATGGTGATAAGAAATTCAGTGTTATTAAAATAGGTAATATTTATAATTGTTATTATAACAAAAAAAAAGGCGAAAAAGAATATGAACTTAAAGAGAGTTTTTTGTCACAGATTTTATTGAAGCAATGTTTGTTTTGGATAGTAAATAATTTAAATAAAAAAGATTAATAAAAATAAAAATTTCTAATATATAATATAGAAATTTAATTCAAAGAAAGGATTTTGATATTTATGAAGATTAAGAGTGTAAATGTAACAATGGACGATGGCTCAGTAAAGGAGTTTGAGATTCTTGATTGTATAATTCTTGGTTTAGCTAAGGGTGAAGAAGAAGGTAAGGATGTAGTACTTTCACAGATTTCTGAGAATAATTCTTTACAACTTGCTATGCTTAAGAACATTATTCACTATGTTCCAAAGGCAGCAGAAGAAGCAGAAACAGAGGAAGCAGAAGCAGCTGATGAATCTCCAATTGAAGTTGTAGATGCTGAGTAATTTTTAGCTTATTTAAGGGAGAAAAGTTTAATGGATAATGAATTGATTATTGCACAATTAAATAATAATTTGCAAATGCTTAATAGTAATCTAACGTATTTAAGTAATCAAATTAAAACTATTGATAAAAAAGTTAATGATATTTTAGTGGTTTTAAATAATAATAGGTTAGATGATGAAAATTTAAGAAATGAAATTGAGAATTTATCTGTTGAAATTAGCTCCATTGAGAATACAGTTAAAAACAATGCAAGAGAAAGATTTTATTATTAAAATTTTCACTCCCTACTATAAAAAGTGGGGAGTTTTTTATTATTAAAAATGTATTTTTTGTATGTAAATAAATATTATAGTTTAATTACTTTATTAAATAAGTAAAATAAAACTTTTTGATATATATATCGAATAAAATTCGATAAAGAAGGAGGACTTATTTTGTTTAGATTTAAGGCAAAAATTGGTACTGTAAAAATAAATGATTTAAAGTTAAGTATCAATAGTAAAGATTGGACATATCTTGATGACGAAAAGGCAACTAAATCAAAAGATATTAAGAATAATGTTGAAAAGCTGATAGTTGAAACAGATAATGAAAAGTTTAAGACTAAGAATCAACCTAAGAAAGAAACAGTAATTTCAAAGGAAGATGTTATAGTTGAGAAAGAGAACAAGATGTATACTGTTTCTCCTAACGAGAACAATTCAACTAAGAATGAAGATTTACAGCCAAAGTCAGAGGATATTACATATACTTCAAAAGAAGAAACTGTTAAGATTGAACCAAAAACAGAAGTTAAAGAAGTAGAAGTTTCTGTTGCAAAGAAAGAATCTGTAAAAGAAGAAGTAAAGGAAGAAACAACTTCTGAAAAGACTGATAAAAAGACAAAAATAGACAAGAAAGAAACAAAGACAAAGACTTCAAAAACAATAGATAAGGAAATAAATAAGGATAAAAAGAATATTAGTAAAATAGAAAAAACATCAACAAAGACAGCTAAAGAAACTAAATAATTTTTGTTGATTACAAGGAGGT